TGACCGCAATCTGCTGACGGATATTTTCCTTTACTTCTAACTCTTTGTTCCCATTTAAGAATTTGTAAATATGGTTTATCTTCTACTTGATAGCAAATTGCTAACTTATGTTTGACCAATGACCGCAAATGGTTGTCAATTTTTTCAAGTTTTAAGTTTTCTTTTAATGGATAACAACGTGATTTAAGAATAGGAAGTCTGGCATCCATACGACCAAAATCATCGCTAACAACTAATAAACGATAAAAAAATACTTCTTCTTCAGCAGTCAGTTCATTTAAAGCTGATGAATCAACAATACCTTCTTTTAACAATCTATTCGGCACGATTATTCCTTATTTTGTTCCAACAAATACCACAAAAATATTTAAAACGCTTATTTGACGAATAAAATGTTTTTGCATTGGAAATATCAGCAGCGTTTAAAACTTCTTCAAATGGCAATTTATCTAAAAACATTTTTATAGATTCAAAATCAGTTTTAGGAAATCCATCTCTTGCTTTTTCATCAAATAATTCAGCAATATTCCAAGCCATTTCTTCTTTTCTATACCTAGATTCAAAAATTATTTTTTGATATTCAATTATTTGTTTTTCCTGTTCAGCTATTTTTTGAGATTTAATTTTTAATGATTCAGGTATTAAATTTAAAGATTTAGCTCCTTTTCCTAAATTACATGGCTGACATGAAGTTATTAAATTATCAATTTCATTTTCACCACCATCAATTACAGGAATGATATGATCAACTTGTAAAACTTCATGTGTAGGTGTAACACCACAATATTGACATTTAAAACCATCACGTTTAAAAACATCAAATCGCAATTTTTTTGATAATGCTTTTCTTGGCATTTCATTCTCCAAAAATATCAGGTCTAAGCATTTCTCTAGTCAATCTACCTTCTGACAATTCAACTATTTTTCTTAAATGCTTAATTGGAATACCTTTACACCTGGCTTTCCATTGATAAATAGCCGTTTCTCTAATACCTAAAAGCATCGCAAGTCGGTATAAAGAACCAAACTCAAGTTTTAATTCTGTATAAATGTCCATGTAAAACTCCTTTCATTTGTAATACTAGCACATTTTACTACATTTATTATTAGTGTAAACACCTATAAAATATTTTTATAAAAGTGTTGATTTGTGGTAAAAATAAGAATAATATTTAGGTATGCAGTAAATTTATTAATCAATTGAAGAAAGAGAAAGTATATGAAAACATTTATAGAAGCACTTATATTAGGTACGTTAATGTTTGTTATTCCATTAGCTGTATGGATTATCAAGACTGGTGGTCTGTAATGTACGACCAATATTTAAAATCTAATTACGATGCTTGGCTTACTAATGACGATTCTGAATACGTTGATGAAGATGCATTTGAAGAACGAGTCAAAGATTTGTTGTATCACAATGATGACTATAACTGCTGTTTATTTGAAAACTTTAGTGAAGACATTTATTCAGCAACAGCAGAGCAGGCACAATCTATTGAAGAATACTTGCAAAACAAAGACTTTGAGAAACTAGGCCGTTTGTTATGGTGCATATCAATGGAATCTCGTGAGAAGTTTGCAAGAATACAAGCTGAAAAAGAAATGGACAATTAAATGAACTTTGTGAAAGAACTAGAAAAAATGGATAAACGTAAAACTTTTAGTGAGTTGCGTCAAATTAACGTCAATGAGTTTACAGAACGTAAAGGCAATCTAACGTATTTGTCTTGGACTTATGGCTTAGACATTCTATTGCAAAATGATTCTACGGCTACATGGAAGTTTTTAGAACCAATGGTTTATAACGAAACTATGATGGTGCGTACAGAAGTTACAGCTTTAGGTAAAACTTTAGAAATGCAATTACCTGTAATGGACAATCGTAATAACGCAATCAAGAATCCAGATGCTCGTAAAATTTCGGACTCACAGATGCGTTGCTTGGCTAAAAATATTGCTTGCTTTGGTATTGGTTTATATATTTATGCTGGATCTGATTTGCCATCGGATGCTATTGATGAAGAAAAACCTGACATGACAGATTTAACAATACATTGGTTAGACAATATTAACGAATGTTTAGACATGGATACTCTTAAATCAGCATATGGCCAAGCATATAAAGAACTTAGTAAAAACAAAGAAGCTATTGCTAAGATTAGTGCAGCTAAAGATAAAAGAAAGGCAGAATTACTATGAAAGCATTTCCATTATCAAATGAAAAAAATTATGGTCAAGATGGCATGGATTTAAGAGATTACTTTGCAGGACAAATAATTGTAGGATTTCTATCTAATCCTAAAACTGACTATTCAAGTAGATTGATTTCTAAATTATCTTTTGAATTAGCAGATGAAATGATGAAAGCGAGAGAACTATGACTGACGCACAATTAAAAGAATTAGCTGACCTTAGAGTTGCTATTCAAGATTTAAAATATCAACTTATTCATAAACATCGTGAATTATCAGATGCAGAGATTATATCTTGTATGGATAAAGTTGATCCTGATATTAATGACATGATTGAATTTGCTAGAAAAGTATTAAGAAAGGCAAGAAATGACAGCAAATGAACTAGCAGATGCAATTGAAGATTGGGAATATGAAATTGGTACTCAATTTTCTAAAAAAGTTGCCACTATGCTACGCCAACAAGCCGAAAAGATTGAAGAATTGAAAGCTGATGCAGAAAGATATAAGTATTTAAGAAATTATTGCTATAAATTAAAGTATCCCAATAGCGATATTGATAGAGCAATGGAATTAAATTTTGTTGTTAGTGGAGTATGGGCTGATAACAAAAATCCTGAAGTATTAGATGGTTTGATTGATTTTATGCATAAAGAGGCAAAAAATGACTGATATTATTCAAGGTACAGATGCCTGGCATCAACTCCGTTTAGGCAAGGTTACTGCTAGTCGAGTTGCTGACATTTTAGCCAAGACAAAGACTGGCACATCTGCTAGTCGAGGTAATTATCTTATCGAGCTTGCACTTCAGCGAGTTACAGGTAATATTGAACCAACATATATGAATGAGGCTATGCAATGGGGTACATCCACAGAACCACAGGCGAGAGTTGCTTATGAAGTTAAAACAGGTAATTTTGTTGATCAAATCGCTTTTATCGACCATGACGTTATATCTTGGTTCGGTTGCTCTCCTGATGGCCTTGTCAATAGTGATGGGCTTATTGAAATCAAGTGTCCTAACTCTGCTACACATTGGGCAACAATTAAGGATGGTAAACCACCAGCTAAATACGTTATACAAATGCAATCCCAAATGGCAGTAACGAATCGAGAATGGTGCGATTTTATCTCGTTTGATCCTCGTATGCCAGAACGTAGTCAGTTGTTTATTTGTCGTGTAGAACGTGATAAAACGATGATTGATGAAATAGAATCTGAAATAGTCAAGTTTTTAAGTGAAGTTGAAAGTGAAGTTAATTTAATGAAAGGAAGTTGATATGGGTATTAAATATTATGTAAAAGCAGCACTATCTGAATACACAGATAAGGATGGTAAGTCCAAGAAAAAATATCAGTCAATAGGAGTTGTTATAGAAACCAAGAACGGCTTAATGTTAAAACTTGAGTCATTACCATTACTATCGTTAAAAGACGGTTCTCTAATGGCTTATTTGAACGAACCAGAGGACAAGCCAAGTGGAGAATTTCCAGCAACTCTAGCTGATATTAAGGATGACTCTATTCCATTCTAGGAGATTTCTATGACACCATACAATACAGGTAAGGTCAAAATAGGTATTAACTATAAACCACGACCATATATTGAAACTGATCCTGATATGCTTAGACTACAAACAGCTTTACTGTCTAAAGGTATCTGGGATATATTTAAGAAATGGTTATCAAAATGAGAACGGTTATTAACGTAGCCGTTATTTTTTCTCTATTGGTGTGTTTATTTATTATTTCTTTAACTGAATTAGAAAGATACCAAATTAAAAAAGATTGTGGACTCATGGAAATAAGTCCTGATTTCACACCAAAAAAACGTCAAATGTGTAGAATGATTCGTGGATCAGTTAAATAGGCACTAGAGGATGTTACAAGTAAGTTTTTTTCCTATTTTCCGACTTACAGCTAGCAGTAACCAAATCTATGATCCACCTAATATCTTTTCTACATTTTGAATCTTTGCTATACGGTCATCCAGTCCTAGCAAACCACCATTGATGCGTTGCGTCATGGTTTTATAATCACTAGCGTCTGCTGCCATATTTAAGTTCCGTTTATTCCAGTACCATCCAGCAGATAAACAAGCGTACTCTGGTTGCAACAGTAAATCAGGATTATTAATGGCATCCACTCCTGACGAATCACTAAACGATTTATAGTTATCACGGCCAGTCAATTGAATTAATCCACGACCATGATACTTCCATCCATCACCATCTTCTAAATTGCCCATACGACCACCGTATATCTTGTTAGCAATCTTTTCTGGTGTATCAAATGGTAATGCACTCTCTACAGTAGGAAAACGGCTAGGAAACACAATATGAAGTCTATCAGGTTTGTAATGTAAGTTTTCTTCTAATACTTTAAAGTTACCAGATTCATGCTGACATTGACCAATAAAACTAGCTTGTCTTTTAGGAGTTGATATATCGTATTTAGCAAATACATCAATTAATGGTTGTAACCATTTTTCATCAAGTCCTATTGCTTTTAATTGATCATTTGTCATTGTCTTCGCCTATTTTGATTCCTGTAATTAAACCGATAAATCCACCGACAACAGTTTGAAATGCTGGGCCAATAATATCAAATACTTTT